CCTGCTGGTCGGTTGCCTGTTTCGTGGCGGGACTGTGGATGGGTGAGGAACGAGCGACCCAAGCCCCCAAGGTCTGTGCCAAGGTATTAGGGATGCAGCCAGTGAGTAGCACGGCAGATACATGCACTTACATCATGGGAACTCAGGGCCGAGCGTACTGGAAATATCTGGCGGTGAAGGAGAGCAAGAAATGAACGTCATCCAGTTAGTCGCCTTCGCCCTCAAGCAAGAGGGCTTCGACGGTCTTGGTTGCTTGGAGTGCGCTTGCGAGATTGGCGACCTAGCACCTTGTGGGAACATCGGCCACGACTGCGAGGCAGGATACAAGCACTGGTGTGAGGACGCGGACTGTGAATACACGGCAGACGCTGGTATACACTTTCATATCAGGAGGACAAAATGAACTCCTTCCTGCTCAACCTCCGCTACGGATTCGAGATGACTCTTGCCTACCTCGCCGGCAACATGGGCGACGAGGCTTCGATGGACAACCATGTACGCGAGGCCGACAAGGTCTGGATGGAGCTTTGGAAGATAGGAGCGGTGAGATGAACAAAGATGACGTAAATGTTATGCCCTCAACGGATTCGGTGATGGAGCTGGCGCGCGCCTATGCCGTCGCTTACGCAAGCTGGGACGACCGAGCCAGCAATGTGACATACGCGGCCCTGAAGACGGCTGTGTCCGAAACGGAAAACGAGATAGTGCGGTTGCGCTCGGCGCTCACGGAATTGACTGCGCTAGTGCGCGGAGAATGCGGCGCGCTGCTGGACGAAGACCGGGGCGGAAGTGCGTCTCTGAGCATGGAGATAGACGACCTCTTGGGGCCGAACGCTAAGTGGACCGCCTAAAAGACGGGATATATCCCATCACGCCATGCAAGTGTATGAACCGATTAAGCCTGCCCAAGAACCGACAATCAAGGGAGAACGACATGAACAAAGACGACGTACTGCGGATAGCGAATGAGGTTGAAGCGTGGACAGATCACGAACAATCAATTGCTGCGCGTAATGGTGGGTCTCTTAATCATTCTTATTGGGAAACCTTTCAACTTGAATTCGCCTCCCGCCTTCAAGCCCTATGGGAAGCGGAGTGGATGAAGGATGCGGAGCCGGTGGCGGAAGTAGGTTCTGTGCAAGGACAAACGCTTTATGCATTTACCTTGAATAGCACAATTCCGTCCGTAGGAACCAAGCTCTACCTCCACCCAGCACCTATCCCCGAAGACATGGTGTTAACCGACGAGCAACTGACGGAAATCTACAATAAGGCGAACGGCATCGAAGGTGGTAAGAATACACCTATCACTACGCAGAAGATATTCGCTGCCATGCGAGCCATGATCGCCGCCGCGCAAGGAGGAAAGTGATGACCTTAGGTAACCACGCTAGATGGTGCTCATGCTTGGCTTGAACTTTATAACGCAGCAATGGGAGAACAGAAATGACTACCTCGCGTGAAGCGTTTGAGAAATGGTGCGAGCAGGAGAACATCAGCACTATGGAGGTTCGTTGGGAAGTATGGCAAGCCTCCCGCGCCGCGCTGATTGCGGAGATTAAGGCGACTTGCAAGGCAGGGGAGTTGCCTGAGGGCCACCCGTTCTACCGCCTACCCGACACCATGACCCGACACGAAGGAGAGGTGTGATGAGCATGACAACACGTTACGCAGCAATCACTGGAACACTCTCTGCACTGTCGAGCATTACCATGTACGCAGCTATTCAGGCTGACCCGAACGTACCGTTTATCGGTGTGATGCTACTGGCGTTCGTTGTTGCTGTGCTGTCTTTTGGTGTAGCGGCATTCGCTACGGGGGATATGTGATGAATGATCTTGTGCAGCGATTGCGTGAGCGCCATATGTACTTGTACCAGAATAGTCCACTAGCTAGTTGCTTGATTGAAGCCGCCGACACCATCGAAGCCCTGAGTAAGCGGGGGGAGGAATTGACACCGTACAGCGACATGTTCAACAGCATGCTGCGCGTGGAAGCTGAATTACGGGAGCAACTCGCCGCCATGACGAAGGAACGGGATGAGGCACTAAGCTACATCAATGAGATTCCAGCAAGGCAAAGCGACCTCATCAAATCCAAAGCCAGAGAAGCAAAGCTGCGGGAGGCGTTGGCTGCAATACGCGAATGCGCGGATGCTTCATTCGCCCTCCCCATCGACTCAACCGCGCTTGATGAACGACTCAAGCAGGAGAGGGAGCGGTGTGCGAAGGTCTGTGTAAAACAAAATCTTGAGGGTTGCGCTGAGGCAATACGGAGCCTTACTTAACCGGAAAGCCCACTCCCCTCGCCCAGGATTGCCACAACCCTACTGTTGCGGCGTCTTGGGCGCAGTCTTGGATGAAGGCTCCACTAGCAGGAATTGATTCTTCGCCGGAACCATTAGCTCCGCTGGCACTGTTGGCAACACGGGACACTCTACAGCTACCGGAGTTGTCTGGCAGGCTGGCAAGGTAGTTAGCAACAGCATTGGAACGAGCAGTAGCAATCTTTTTGGGAATAGCATCTTTGATCTCCTTGGTAACTTTCGCGTGTTCAGTTTCGATCCACTTCTTCTCCATCTCAGCCGCTTTACCTAGCGCAGCAACTTCAATCTTGTAGGCATTGAAAGCACGAACATCCTCCCGCCAGAGTTTATAGAACAGGCCGGTTGATGCGATCAGCAGGCCGATCAGAACCCACCTCCAGTTTGCAAGCAAGAAAGTCATCTTTCATCCTTCGCGGAAATGTACGCCTTGAAAACTGCTGTCTGTAGATATGTTATTGGAGCGGTCACGGCGGCAATGATTGCAGCAGCTTCAAGCCCACTGGTAAGGCTTGTGGAGTTCGCGTATCCCGCCGCCCATTCAAAGGCTCTGTAGGTCATCCAGAGGGTCACAAATAGCACTGTCGAGCGTCTTATCGCCAGTTTCCGCTCCCACTCCAAAATGTCCTGCAATATCACGAAACTTCCAGCCATACTTCTTCGCAGCGTTGTTCAGCGGCAAGCAAGGTGACGTACAGTCTGTCATTCACTCCCTTGCAGTTGGCGATCCCTGTGGCAGTACGAGTCTGGCCCAGAAGAGGACACCCAAGAGTGTCATGCTCAGTGTTCCCGCCGTGAATGCGAACGCCAGTGAAGCCTGGAACGTCATGGATTTCTGGCATGTTTCGCCCGAATCTACGGGACATGGAGAGTGTGACTCTGTACCGCCCGCGAGGTATAGCCGATTCACCATAGATTTTCTCCCCGCCTGCTTCTAGGTAACGATCCTTGTCCTCAAGCGTTTCGCCAAAGAACAGTTTGTCGACAAAAAACTTCCCATAGTTGTGCTTTTGGGCAGGATCGTCGTCGCGGATAAGTTCGAGGATCATTTGTGCCATCCATTAGCGGCAAGGACAAAATAACACGCAGCAGCAACTAGCAACGCCATAAACGAATGAAGCGACCATTTCCCGAAGGTTGAATACTTTTCATCCAGCCACTCATGTAATGCTTCTTTTACCGCGTCCTTTGATTCCTGCTTGCTTAATGGATCAACCATGATTCGTTCCTTCCCGCCTTCTATGAGGCAGATGCGTTATTGCGATTAATCGGAAATACTGAGTCTGCCGCTGAACTGAATTGCCTGACTTCCTTCATATACATCCTCTGCTGGCATCCAATTTTTGTATGCATCGCTATCTGCCCCATACACTTTGGCACCTAGATACCCACGCCATCCCCACAGGTTCCAGCTTATAAATGGGAGTGGAATATAGGAATAGAACCGCAGGATGCTGGTGAAATAGGGAGGCTTGAACCAGTTGCCATCAGAACCGAGCGGATGCAATACATCCCCCCAACGCAGGGCAAGGGTCACGCCGAAGGATGACCGCTTCGGATTAGTAAGACCTTCATCGCAGGTAGTGATCTGGTGGACTTTCATGTCTTGATGCACTTCAGGACTCGCTTACCTGCAGCGAAGTTGCGCGTCCCTGAACCTGCTGATTGTGTGTTTTGGTATCCAGTGTTCGAGTCAGCATCCATCGCCGTCCCTAATCTTGTTGTGTTGGCTGGTGGGGTGATAGCCGCAAACGCGTGTGTGTGCGAAGGCATTTGTCCATCGGTACTTGCCCCCACAGTCCCCGCTGTTTGCACGGCAGCGTCACCAGCAGCGAAGTTCGGCACGTTGAATGTAGTCGAACCGTCACCAACACCCCACAAGGTAGAGATAGCTGTGAATAGTGCTGCGTAGGTCGTGCGAGATACTGCCGCCCCGTCACATGCCAAGTATCCCGATGGTGCTGCGCTTCCGCCGAAGTCGATAATTGTTCCAGTTGGCATTCCGGACGACGCTACCACCGCCGTCCCATCCTCCTTCACCGCAGACACGCGATACGTCGACGTCGTCTTGGCTTCGATGATCCAGCAATCGCCAGCAGCAGCAGTCAGGTTCGCGTTCCCGGCAATGTCGAACGTAGCGCCGTGAGTCAGCACCGTGGCGGCAATCGGGTAAAACTTCCGAACGGCCCCTGCTTGAGGTGCATTCGTGCAAGCGGTAATCGTTACTGCTGATCCAGTCCCGTCGAGAATATCCGGCGACGTGGTAGCGAAAAAGTCCATCGTAGTCGCGTGTTGCGTGATGTTGCCACGGGCAGAGTTGATGCCGCCGGTTAGGTTGCCGCCTGCCAGAGTCAGCGCCGTTCCCGTCACGCCGGCAGCAGGGAGGCCGGTCGCGTTTGCCAGACCCAAACTTGCCGGTGTGCCGGTGCAGTTCGTCAGGGTGCCAGAGGACGGCGTACCAAGCGCACCGCCGTTGATTACAGGCGCACCGGCAGTCCCTACATTCACAGCGAGTGCCGTAGCGATTCCGGTTCCCGGCGTTATGCCAGCCCATGTCGTCAGGTCGGCGTCGTAAGCCTGGACGGTTACGCCAATATCTGTCGCATCATGCTTGGTAGCAACCGCAACGGCGACAGCATCAAAATCAGCCCCAATCTCAGTACCCTTAACTAGCTTTGCCGGATTGCCTGTAAGTAGCGCATCCTTTGCTGCGTAGTCCGTGATTTTGATGTAGTCACTCATAGTCTGCTATCCTTTTGTAAAAATGTGGTACAATTCCATATCCACAACAGGAGGATATATGATTTTTTATGGAACGATAGGATCGCTTCATGCTACTTATGACACCGAATCTGGTGAGTTCATCAGCAAATCTAATAGGAGATTTGGCAAAAAGCTTGGCTGGATAAACGACTCTGGGTATGTGGTCATCTCCGTTGGGAATGGAGTAGCCCATAGAGCGCATCGACTTGCGTGGTATTTTGTTCATGGGCATCTCCCCGCTAATGATATTGACCATATCAATGGGGTTAGAACAGACAACAGGTTGTCCAATCTCAGGGAGGCGACTAGGGCAGAAAATATGCAGAACACGAAGACGCACCATAGAGATAACAAAGCCAAGCTCGCAGGTGTTTCCTGCGTTAAAGGTAAATACTGGTTTTCTCGTATTTGTCATCATGGCGTTATTTCTCATTTAGGCAGCTTTGATTCTCCAGAAAAAGCACATCAAGCATACTTGGACGCGAAGAAAAGGTTACATCCTTTTTATGCGAAGTAAGCCCCGTCCTTCGTAAATAAGTCAATCCGCTGAATTGCAATCTGATACCCACCTACTTGTGCTTCTAATCCAAACTGCAACACGCGCCCTGAACTGCTACCCTGAACCGACATCACGTTAATCGAAACATTCCCCGAATACTCCGAAATACCGTACTCGGCTGTACCATATTCAGCCGGACTGGACAGGCTGGAAAGTATCGAAGTCTGCGAGTGCTGTGCGCTATTGTAGTCATAACCCCATTTGAATACTACGGTCTGATTTGACAGCCCGATCAGGGTACACAAGACCTTTTTCAGAATCGAAGTTTGAATCGGATTTCCGAAGTCAATCCAAGTCGTGTAATACGACATCCGATATACAGAAGCGTCGTCGTAGTACCCGGTGTGGTCGCCGAGATACCCTGCGTTCCCCATGTACAACACACGGTCTTTTGTCTCATAGAACGACTTTGCTACCAGCGACCACATTGAAGTTCTCGCGGCTCCGTTCTCAAGAACCGAACGCATGTCGAAGCAATAGGTAGTCGCCGTTGCGGGGAGCGTCAGGAGATAAAAGTTGTTGGCTGCGCTATAGACGGCCTTGATGTTCGCTGTATTCTCAAGATCAACAGCGCTCATCAGATCAACATGCACGTTTTGGCTTAGTTTGCGGATAGGCGCGGATTTTTCCTGAATAGTCCTCAACAACGAACGAACGCCGCTGTCCGACAGAAACACAATATCTTCCCCGGCGTTCTGCACCGAGTCCCTGGCGATGCAACCGACACCGACAATCGAGTCCTGCAAGGTCATTGTTGAAGGTGTCCCAGCGCCTGAATAGATCAGGATTTGGAACCGACCCATGATGAACAGGAAATTGTTGTGCGCTGCGAGAGCCACAATCTCATCGCCACCGGACGGCCATACCTGACCTACGTTCAACGAGCCTGACGTTCCGCCCGTCCAGACGTGGGGGGATAGTAAGTCGCTGAACACAACTGTTTGCTTGTCCGTCGAAGTATCCGCAGCCCATACACGGCCATAGGCGCTAATCGCCTCGTTGCACTGATACACCATTCCAGCCGTTCCTGCTTTCTCGTTCAGCCTACGGAAAGTCGTAGTCGATACAACAGGGTCGTAAATCAGCGGGTCGTACCCACGCTGCCAGAACATCGCCACGCCGTTCAATTGGCAGAATTTCCAGTTGTTTGCGTTGATTGTAGGCGCTGCCCCACTGCCGCCATAGGTAAGCGTGACTAGCGTCGTTCCGCTCAACTTGAACAGGAACCCGCCACCAGCGCACAGGGTTGTTGCTGTGCCGTCATTTTGGATTAGTTCGCCGATGCAGGTGATATTGCTCGTGGACAAATCGGTGTTTGCCGTGCTTGCCCGTGTCCAGCCCTTGCGGGAAGCAACGCGCCCTGACTTGTCAATCACGCAGTTATTCGCTTCCAGCGCGAAACTTGCCGGAAGATCGACAGGCGAATCCGACAGGTTCAGCCCGTTGAAACCCGGCGCTGAGATCGAAAACGGCGTGATGTTATCAGCCATCAAACCGCCCCGAACGTATCGTATTCCATGAAACGCTCTTTTTCTAGAGAGATGTAATCGCTCAAAACCGACTTGTAAAGCCCGTAAGCCTCCCCGGAAGTCAATCCGCCATCTTCACCCCTCTCAACCAATGCACGAGCGTATGCGCCTGCTATGACCGGCTCAGAGGGTACGGTGATAACTGTGGCGTCTGCCGACAGTATTGCCTGCGGTACGGTCAGGTTGAACTTGAGCGAGAAGATGCCAGCAGGCGTCGGGTAGAGTTCAACCTTGCTGTCCGTACCGTCCGTGCCGCTCCATGCGTAGTAGCAGGGGAGGCCCGTCGTGACCGTGCTTAACTGCTGCTGATCGAGGATCCACTGAATCGGGACATTGCGAAGCGTGAGCTTGTTGGTCGTGTCGTTGACCGTGATATCCCGCTGACGAATGCCTGATCCGGTAACTGTGTAGGTGCTAGTTCCGGCTACCGTTGGAATGGTGATGGTTGTGGAGAGGCAGTCCCAATTCCATGCGTCTTCCACTTGTCTGCGGGAATCGTTGACGTAACGGCCAATCAGCGTTGAGTAGGCACTGGTCGTAACGCTGGCTACGCTGGATTCGCGTAGGCGGGAGAGGACTTCGTTAACACATTCCAAATACGTTGCCATTATTGGTTTGCTCCTGACATCATTCC